TGAAATACCAATGACGGTAAGCCAAGTGGTTCAAGAGTTTGGGAAAGATAAAGTCAGCGCCAACGTCATCAACAAGTACGATTCAGGCAATCTTGATCAGTGGGTGACAGTAATTCACTGCGTAGAGCCACGTTATGACCGCGAGCATGGTAAGAAAGACGCGAAGAATAAAGCATTCAAGTCTATTTATTTTGAAGCTGCGGCTGATGGTAGCAAGTTATTACGTGAATCTGGCTTTGATGAGTTCCCCGGTCTAGCACCTCGCTGGATGGTATTGCAGGGTGATGTATATGGTAGCTCACCTGGTATGGAAGCATTGGGTGATGTGAAGTCATTGCAACATAAAGAGCTGCGTAATGCGCAGTGTATTGACTATCAGACTAAGCCGCCTATTCAAATACCAATAAACATGAAGGGGCAAGAAATTAACAGCTTGCCGGGTGGTGTGGCTTATTACGATAGTAGCTCACAGAATGGCGGCATTAAGACGCAGTTTGAAGTTAACTTAAACCAGCAATACTTGATGCAAGATATTGACCGTACAGAGCGCAGAATAGATCAAGCCTTCTATGCAGATCTATTTCTGATGCTAGCAAACGACAACCGTTCAGGCATTACCGCAACAGAAGTAGCTGAGCGCCACGAAGAGAAAATGCTGATGGTTGGCCCAGTGTTAGAGCGTTTGCATAACGAGATGCTTAATCCGTTAATTGACATTACATTTGCGCGAATGGTGCAGGCAGGAATCTTACCGCCGGCACCGCAAGAGTTATCAGGCCAGAACCTACAAGTAGATTTTGTATCAACATTGGCACAGGCGCAACAATTAGTAGGGTTAGGTTCGCTTGACCGCTACGCAATGACACTAGGTTCAATTGCACAATTGAAACCAGATGTTCTTGATAAGTTCGATGCCGACCAGTTTGCAGATGTGTATGCACAGCGTTTGGGTGTTGATCCAAGCGTTTTGGTTGCTGATGATAAAGTGGCAATCATTCGCAAAAGCAGACAAGAACAATTGGCGCAACAGCAACAAATGGCAATGATGCAACCGATGGCAGATGCTGCAGCTAAGATTGGAAGCATTGAAACAGATGCAGGTAACAGCAATGCTTTGGCAGATGTAATGCAAGGCCTTACTGGCTACACAACATAACGAGGAGTAATGAAATGTCTTTATCAAGCAACTTAACGGCGACAGGCGATATTTCCACTGTCCACTCTGAGCTAATTGGCTTCTATGTTAACAGCACAAGTTCTGGAACAATTGTGTTAAGAAGTGGCGGCTCTGGCGGTGATGTATTGAATGGCGTGATTACGCCGGCAGTAGGCTTTCATACATTCCCTGCCAATGGCGTAAACGGCTTACATGCCACCATAGGCGGCACATTAAACGTGACGTTCTTCTATCGAAAACTTGTTTAGTACAAGTTGGAATAAATCAAGCTCACTTCGGTGGGCTTTTTTTACGCTTATAGGGGTGCGTTTACCTTTTCGCATACGCATTATTCTTTGCCCATGAGTAAACAAGATTACGACCCATTAAGCGCTGATGCAGCCGATGACAACGATAAAGATCAGAAAAACAAGCGCCTAAAAGAGCTTGAGGATTTGAGATTTGTGTTGGGTGATAAGCGCGGACGCAGAGTAATCAACCGCTTACTGGCGAAAACTGGCGTGTACCGCAACCCATTTACCGGAAACAGTGAAACATATTTTCGTTGTGGCGAGATGAATGTTGGGCAGTACGTGATTGCAGAAGTGCAAGCAGTATCACCTGACAGCTACGCTAATTTACTAAAGGAGTTTAAACAAGATGGCAACTGAAGATACAGCAACAGTTCAGGGTGACACCAACGCTGATGCTAATGCAGAAGTTACAACCGTGCAGACCACAGAAGCACAAGCCGATACGTCTAATGCAACTACCGATACGCAGACAGATGATTCAAAGAGTGAAGATTCAACGGTTGAGACCCAGCCAGTAGATGTTGATTACGACTTCACTTTACCTGACGGCTTTACCGCGAATGAGGAACTCACTGGCGATTTAAAAGCACTTGCGAAAGAGAATGGTTTAAGCAAAGAGGCTGCGCAGAAATTCGCTGATTTGGGCGTAAAGATGCAACAGCAGCAAGCAGACCAATGGCAGGCGCAAGTAGATCAATGGGCAGAGGATGTGAAGGCAGATAAAGAGATTGGTGGTGAGAAGTTCGAGCAGAACCTTTCATTGGCTAAACAGGCGCTTGATAAGTTTGGCGGTCAAGATCTGAAAGATTTGCTGCAATCAACAGGCTTTGGAAACCACCCGGCGATCGTGAAGGCTTTTTACAACATTGGTAAGTCGGTAAGTAATGACGTGCTTGTGGTTAGCAACGGTTCATCTAAAGAAACAAAAGATGCCGCAAGCGTTATGTTCCCAAATATGAAATAAAGAGAGGTAATAATCATGGCTGCATTAAGCACAATTCACCCAACGCTTCTAGACTTTACAAAACGTTTAGACCCTGACGACAAAATTGCAACGATTGTCGAAATTCTTAACCAGCAAAACCCTGTCCTTGACGATATGGTATGGCAAGAAGGTAACTTACCTACAGGCCATCGCACAACTATTCGTACAGGCTTGCCGGCACCTACATGGCGTAAATTGTACGGCGGTGTGCAACCTACCAAATCAACAACCGTACAAGTAACGGATGCTTGCGGTATGTTGGAAGCTTACGCTGAGGTAGATAAAGCCTTGGCTGACCTAAACGGCAATACCGCATCATTCCGTATGTCGGAAGATTTGGCGCACATTGAAGGCATGAACCAAGAGTTTGCTTCTACGCTAATTTACGGTGACGCGAATGCGCCGGAAGAGTTCGTAGGTTTGGCTGCACGTTATAACAGCAAGTCAGCACAGAACGGCGAAAACATCTTAGGTGATGTAGCGGCACCAGACGGTACAGATAACTCATCTATCTGGCTGGTAGGTTGGGGCGTTAACACTGTTCACGGCATTTTCCCTAAAGGCTCAGTAGCTGGCTTGAAAATGCAAGACTTAGGCGAAGTCACTATCGAAAATGTGGACGGTAACGGCGGCCGTATGCAAGGCTACCGTTCTCACTACCGTTGGGATTGCGGCTTATCTGTACGTGACTGGCGCTACGTGGTTCGCATTAACTTCAATGCAGAAGATTTGACTAAGAATGCATCAGCAGGCCCAGACTTGATTGATCTTCTATCTCAATCCACTGAGTTGTTGCCATCATTGAACGGTTGCCGTCCAGTGTTTTATGGAAATCGCAACACAATGAGCTTCTTGAAGCGCCAAATTGCTAACAAGGTAGCAGCATCAACCTTAACGATGGAAACAGTAGGCGGCAAACACGTGACTATGTTTGAAGGCATCCCATTCCGCCGTTGCGATGCGATCACTAACACAGAAGCTGGCGTTTTGTAGCTAGCTAAATAGAGAGGATTTATCATGATTTTAGACCAAAGAACAGAGCTTGCTGATGCAGTCAGCCTTAACACTGGCGCAGCAGGTACTTACCTAGTTGGCAATCAGATTGATTTGTCTGTAGCGCGAGACATAGGTAACGGCCAGCAATTATATCTAGTGATTACAGTAGATACAGGCATTGAGGCTGGCTCTGCTGGTACGGTGCAGTTTGTAGTGGCTTCTGACGCGCAAGCGGCAATTGCTACTGACGGCTCAGCAACAGTGCATAACACTTCGCCTGCATTCCCTACCAGCTTAACCACAGACACCACAACATTGATTCCAGGTGTTGTTTTATTTGCAGTGCCATTAGCGCTAGAGGGTAATGCTTACGAGCGTTACTTAGGCATCTTGCAGGTAACAGGTACGGCAGCTATTACAGCCGGTAAGATTAATGCGTTCCTGACCACTGATGTTCAAAAGTGGAAGTCATACGCTAACGCTATTTAAGGGGTAGATGATGCCTAAAAAAGTAGAAGCATTAACGCAAGGGTTTTACGATGGCGTGCGCCGCCGTGCAGGTTCTGTTTTCGTTATCCCTGACAACATTAAAGTTGGTAAGTGGATGAAGGTGCTGAAAGATGTGCCGGCTAAAACTGATGCAACTGGTGGTGACGAATCAGAACTGAAGGATGCCTTAATCGCAGAAGCAAAAGAGCTTGGCATTGAAGGTGTGTCACGTAATTGGGGCATTCCAAAACTAGAAGGCGCTATTGCAGAAGCAAAAGCATCGAAAGATGCAACTGGTGGTGATGAATCAGCAGGTAGCTAAATAAAGAAGGGCTTTCATTAGCCCTTCTTGCAAGGGGATTTCATAGAGATTCTCTTGCAAGAATATCAACGAGAGGCATGCAATGAATATCAATTATATCAATGGCGTTGTAATCGGCTACTTTTTAGTTAATTGGGCCTTGTTATTAAATCTATTTTCAAGCAATAAGGTTGGTGTTGCGTTGGCGATTATCAGCATGGCTTCTGCTTACGTTCTTGAATCAATCCGATGTGGCACAGATGGCGAATTAGTCCTATTGGCAAATAAGATACTTGGCGCGGTCATGGTGATTAGCGTGTTTCTATCTTATTTTTCTTGGTTTTTTGTTTAAGGGTAGTCATGGCCTCAGTTGTTGACATTGTAAATCTCTCGCTAGGTAAGCTAGGCGATTCTGCTACTGTTACCAGCATAGACCCACCTGAGGGTTCTGCGCAGGCAGAGCAAGCTAAACGCTTTTATCCAATTGCACGCGATACACTGCTTGAATTGCACCCATGGAACTTCGCTACAAAACGTATTTCACTGGCAGAAACGTCTGATGTAGCGCCTGATGCGTGGCATTTTGCCTATGCAATGCCGTCTAATTACATCCGCGCCTTGTCTATCTATCCAGAGCAATCTACGAGCGAAGCAGATCAGCAACCATTCATTATTGAAACCAACGAGGCCGGGCAGTTAATCCTATTCACAAATATTGAAAACGCAACTCTGAAATACATTGCGCTGATAACCGACACCACCAAGTACACGCCACTATTTATCAATACGCTATCCTATCTGCTGGCTAGCTTCTTGGCTGGTCCATTAATTAAAGGTGACACTGGCTTAAAAATCGCTGATGCCATGTATAACAAAGCTATGCAGATGATGAACGTTGCGGCAGGTAAAGATGCGGCAGCGCGCAACTATGACGCACAGAAGTCACACGTACCATCTTGGGTGCAATCCTATGGCGTATCAGACCAGCGCAGTGTTTATGATGCGAATGGTCGCATTTTAAGAGACTAGCTATGGAATTAGAAAAATTCTACGAAAACACCAACTTCGGCAATAGGGTTGATGGCACAAAGAAGGGTAAAGGATTCCTTGGTGTGTTGAAGCGGCCTGATGGCAATATATCAACAGAAATATCAATAGGTGTTGATTTTGGTAAAGGTGAAACAGAAATACCTTTGCTAGTTCCAACATTATCAAAAAAGCAAATTGACGTTCTTTTGTCTTTACCAGATGGTGAAGCTCCACCTGATGACATAATTGACGTAGCAGTAAATCATGCAAAGAAGCGTCTTAAAGATGGTAAAAGCCCATTTGCAGATGAATCGGAATCGCCAAAATAATGCCATCAACCAAAACCATCCAGCGTAGCTTCGTAGGCGGTGAGATAGCGCCTGAATTATTTGGGCGCATCGACCTAGATAAATATCAGTCTGGATTAGCTGAGTGTTTAAACTTTGTTGTGCTACCACATGGCCCGGCACAGAATCGCTCAGGCTTTAGCTACATTCTGCAAACCAAGTACCAGGATAAGAAAGCCAACCTGATTGAGTTTGCATTCAGTACAGAGCAGACTTACATATTAGAGTTTGGCGATCAGTACATTCGCTTTCATACGAATGGCGGTACTCTACTTAAAACTGGTCAGAATATCAGTGCAATTACGCAAGCAACCGAAGGCGTATTGACCTACTCAGGCACCGACCCTGCAAATGGCGCATGGTTTTATTTGTCAGGTATTACAGGCATGGTGGAATTAAATGGTCGCTATGTCGTGGTTTCTGATGTAGATGCAGGCGCAAATACATTCAAGCTTAAAGACCTGCGTGGGAATTACATCAATACAACAGGCTTCACGCCTTATGTATCAGGCGGCACGATTGCTGAGGTGTATGAGATTGCCTCACCTTACCTTGAAGCCGATCTATTCAACATCCATTACGTGCAATCGGCGGATACTTTAACTTTAGTGCATCCAAGTTACCCACCTGCTGAGCTTGATAGAACCACATCAACCACGTTTACACTGGCTAATATTAGCTTTATTCCAAGCATTAGTGCGCCTACAGGTGTTGCGGCTACCGCTACTACTGGCACTGGAAGTGTTGTTTACAATTACGTGGTAACTGCAGTATCTGATGAGTCGCTTGAAGAATCAGTAGCATCAACCGCGCACTCTGCATCTAACAATCTTGCAACAGCTGGAAATAAAAACACAGTTTCATGGGTGGCTGTTACTGGCGCGATTAGATACAACGTTTACAAAGAGAAAAACGGACTATTTGGCTATATCGGGCAAGCATCTGGCACTAGCTTTGTTGATGACAACATCATTTCAGATGTGACACGCACGCCGCCAGAAGCAGAAAATCCGTTTAATGGCGCTAATAATTACCCAGGCGCAGTATCTTACTTTGAGCAGCGCAGATGTTTTGGCGGCACCAATAATAAACCACAGAACTTGTGGATGACTAGATCGGCTACAGAATCCAACCTAAACTATTCAATTCCAACCCAAGATGATGATGCTATCGCTTTGCGTATCGTATCGCGTGAAGTGCAACGTATTCGCAATATCGTGCCATTAACCGAGTTGTTGATACTAACCAGCGGTGGTGAGTGGAAAATCAGCACGCAGAATAGTGACGCATTAACGCCTTCATCGGTTACCGTGCGCCCTCAGTCTTACAATGGTTGTACTGATGTTCAGCCAGTGGTGGTGAATAATAGCGGCATTTATGTGCGTGCGCAGTCTGGTCGTTTGCATGATTTAGCCTATAACTTTGAAGCGAACGGCTTTAAATCTAACGACCTATCGTTGATCGCACCGCATTTATTCGATGGCTATAACATAGTGGATATGTGTTTAACCAGAACGCCAGTGCCTATTGTATGGGTGGTTCGTGATGATGGTAAATTGCTTGGCATTACTTACATGCCTGAGCAAAAGGTATTCGCATGGCATCAACATGAAACTGATGGGCTATTTGAATCTATTGCAGCAGTCAATGAAAATGGGCGTGACGTACTATACGTTACGGTTAAGCGCACTGTTGATAGTGAAGTGGTGCGTTATGTAGAGCGTTTGGCTGATCGCATTATAGACGCGCTAGAAGATAGCTTTATCGTTGATTCTGGCCTTACCTATAGCGGCACAGCAGCTACCGTGATTAAGGGTTTGCATCATCTTGAAGGTAAGGCCGTGGTGGCTTTATCAAATGGCGCAGTAGTCAAGGGTTTAACTGTTGCTAATGGGCAAATCACCTTGCCACAGTCCGCAACATTGGTGCATATAGGCTTAGCTATCACCTCTCGCATTAAGACCTTGCCAGTTAGCTTTGAAGGGCCTGCGCTTGGTCAGGGCATGATTAAGAATATCAACAGAGCGCTATTGCGGGTATATCGCACTAGCGGCCTAATGGTTGGTTACGATACCGACAATCTGGTTCAGTTAAAACAAAGAACAACTGAGCCATACGGATCACCACCGTCATGGGTAACTGATGAGCTTGATATAGCAGTTAAGCCAGATTGGAATAGTAGTGGGCAGGTCGTGATTCAACAAACTGACCCATTGCCTGTAACGGTATTAAGCATGGTGATGGAAGTGGCGTTAGGTGGCTAAGGGTAATGTCAATGTAGAGCTTAGAGTGCCTACGCAAGCAGATGTTGATCTACTAATAGCCAACATTCGCTATGATGATAAGCAAGAGCTTGAAGCTTCACATGGTGACTATCAAAAAGCGATTCAGCTTTCTTACAACAAATCAAAGTATAAGTGGGCCATCTATGCAGATGGTGAGTTTATCTGTCTATTCGGCATGCACCCACTTGGTTTGCTATCTGACACCTCACTGATATGGATGCTAGGTACAGACCTGATCGAGCGCAACAAGGGTGCGTTTATCAGACATAGCCAAGAGTATATTAAAGCCATGTTAAGTGTGTCTCCTATATTAACGAACTGGTGTGATGCGCGGAATAAGAAAACCATCAGATGGCTGAAGTTAATGGGCTTTACCTTTTTTAAGGCTGAGCCATATGGCATTAAAGGCTATCCGTTTTATAGATTTGAATTAAGGGGTTAGTATGTGCGGAATTCCAGCGGCATTAGCAACCGCGCCATCATGGTTAGGCACAGCATCCACAGTTGCATCTATCGCAGGCGTTGGATTGCAGGCATTTAGTGCATTTCAATCAAGCCAAGCGGCTAAAGAATCATATGATTATCAATCTACAGTAACGCGTAATAATGCCATTACTGCTGAATATCAAGCGCAAGATGCTATTAAGCGTGGTCAAGTAGCGGAAGAACAGCAAAGACGCAAAACAGCCATGATGAAAGGTAGTCAAACAGCTAGATTGGCGGCTAATGGCCTAGACATTTCAGAAGGTTCAGCCTTACAGATTCTATCTGATACTGATTGGATGGGTGAGCAGGATGCTTTAACTGTACGTGATAACGCAAACAGAGAAGCAAGTGGCTATCGTCAACAATCTCAAAACTACAATTCAAATTCAGATTTGCTGGCGGCGCGTTCGCAAGCAGAAAGCCCGTTAATGTCAGCAGGTTCAACATTGTTGAATGGTGCAGGCACGGTTGCTGATAAGTGGTACAAAATGAGTGATAGCAAACCTAAGGTTGATACAACAAAAACAACCAACGGCAA